AGTACAAGAAAAATAATTTATAAAATAGATGATATATCATATTTATATTATTATTGAAAAAATATAAAAAGTAATCTTCAGGAGTGTAAAAGTGAATGTAATGGATTATTCTTTTAGATCATATATAAATAAAATATAACCTTATGATATATGTTAAATGAAATAATAATACCATACATTGTTATTTTAGTTTTATTCTTAGTAATTGATTTACCAGTTATATTATATTTTAATAAAGCAATGTATCAAAAACAATTTAATAGAATTAATAATGGTGATATAAAATCTGGTCCACATGTTTGGATATCTGGTGCAATAGCTTATTTATTATTAGCTTTAGGTATTTACTTTTTTATTGTTAAACAAGAATTAATAGAAGAGAAACAAGATTATCTTAAAATATTTACCAAAGGATTAGTATTAGGTTTAATTATATATGGTATATATAATGGAACCAATAAAGCAACAATTAATGAATTTGGAACTAAAGAATCAATTATTGATACAATTTGGGGGACTTTATTAAGTGGATTACTTTCTGTAAGTTCAGTTTATATTTTGAAAAAAATAATTTAGAGCATTTATAAAAAATCTAGTTATTTATATATATGGATTACTATTCCAAGTATAAAAAATACAAACAAAAGTATCTTCAAATAAAAAATCAAATAGGTGGTGCTATCATTTATCAATATGAAGATGGTTGGGATGCAAGTCAAGGTAGATATACAACATGGACTGATTATAGTTCAACAGATTCAAGACTAATTAGAACACATCAGGGTCAAAATATTTTAACTTTATCATCTGGAATACAAATAAATAAAACTACTATGACACAATCTGGTCGTTATAGAGTAAGAAGAATTAGAATAAAACCAGTAGACGATGAAGCAAATCGAATTTTAGGTATGCTTAGACAATATCCATCAATTTTAAATCTTAATGCAAATGATGAACATTTTCAATATAATTTATTTACAATATTTGCTGGAGATCTACCTAATTTTATGAACATCAGTCAGGGTTTAACTCCAGATGCTTATGCTAATATAAATGTTAATTTATATAGAGCAATTATTCAACTAGGAATACCATTACAAAATATAACTATAAATGCTATTATAGGAATAATTCAAGCAGAAAATCAAATAGAACTTCAACGTGAATTAAATCTTGCACGACAACTTCTATGAGATCCAATTTAGTGTATATTTAGAGCGTTATGGATTGTAAATTATAACAATTAATCATATCTTGATAACCATTTTCAATATTTTTAGTAAAATTTATTGAATTGGCTAAATCTGAATTCATCATTCGTAATCTTAATGTTTGATGTAACATTTTTAATTCTGATGTATTATTTGCTAGATTAACAACAATATCGACATATTCATCTTTTGTTTTAGCAATATATTTTTGCAATCCAAGATTACTTAATAAGCTAACTCCAACTCTTGAAACATAAGTAGTACCTTCTAATGTCACTAATGGAGTATTCATATAAATAGCTTCACTACTAATAGTACCACCATTATATGGAAATGGATCTAAAACAATATCCATAATATTATATAATTTTAATGCTTCAATAGGAGTAGTATATCCAATGTCGATTCTTTCTTCCTCAATACCTAATTCTAAAAATTGTTTTATAATAATAGATCTCAAATAACTAGATAAATAATAACAATATCTTAAATATAGTTTAGAATTTGGTAATTTTAATAATATTTTAGAAAAGGTTTCTATCGTAGGTTTTGATAATTTAGTAGGATTGTTAAAACAACATAAATTTATTTTATATTTATCCCTTGAATAATTTTTATTTGATTCTATATCAGTTGGTGGTGTATAACATTGAAATCCATTTGGTAAGTAATATAATCTTTCTTTATAATATTGTTGACAATTTTCTGGTGTTGCATATTTATCTGTAAATTTCCAATCAAATTCATCCATTCCATTTGTTCCAGGATATGCAAAATATGATACCATAATTCTAGCAGGTTTATACCAAAGAACATACATTCTATTATTTCTAGTATGACCCATCATATCAACTAATATATCTAAATTATCTTTAACCATTAATTTCAACAGTTCATCATCCGGTTTATTAAAAATTTGATACCATTGAGCATTTTCATATGATCGTAACCTTTTACTTATAGGATCATTTGTACTTTTAGATGGATCACTATGATCATAACAGAAAATATCAAACTTGTTTGTATTATGATTTTTTAAAATACTTTCAAACATATAGCCAACAGGATGAGTCATAAAATCACATGAAATATATCCTATTCTAATTTTTATATTTATATCTATTTTATCTTTATTTAATTTTGAAACTATTTGTTTTAATTCATCTTTTTTATTAAAATAAGTTGTCCATTGACATGATCTATTAAATATTTCTTCTTCTGATAATTTCCAATTATATAAATTATTAAAAATAATATTACTACTAATAAGCTCAACTTTTCTTTGGTCATTATTTTTGATGCTTATGTTTAATGCTTTTTGATAGGTATTTTCAACTGTTTGATCAAAATCTTTATCATCAGATATCATTAATAAATATAAATTACCAACATTATTGTAAGCAGCAATATTTTCTGGATCTAATTTTAAAATAGCTGTGTATAATCCAATAGAATCTTGATAATTACCAATCTGTTCTAAATTTTGTGCAACTAAAGTAGCTAATGTAGAATCAAAATGTTGACATAAAGCTTTTTGTCCAAATTGAATGAATTTATCTAAATTTCCTTGTTCTAATTCAATCATTGCTAAATTTTTATTATTAACAAAATCATCTTTTATACTTAATGATATGTTTAAATATTTTTTAGCTTGGTTCAATTGTTTTAATCCATGAAATGATAATCCTAATAAAGTAACATATGAATAATAATCATTAATATGATTAAAATATTTTAAATTAATAAGTGTTTGAATAACCTTAAAATAATTTTTATTTTCATAAAAAGTTTGTGCACTTTGAATTTTCTCAAAATAATTTACCATTAATTTATCATATTTATTTTTAACATTTTCAAAGTCTTTTTCAAATTTACAACAAATTAAATCATATGTATAATTATTTTTAATATATTCTCTATTTTTATTTCTTAGTTCATTTTTTTTATCTTCAGACATGTTCATTAAATCTTCTAGTTTAATAATAAAGTTATCTAAATAATTACTGATATCATCTGGATTATCAATATAAAAATTTAGACCTCCCATTGTTTCTTTTAATGCTCCTAAATCAGATGTAATAACTAAACATCCACAACTCATAGCTTGTAAAACAGTAATACAACTAGTTTCTGGAAAAGTATTTGGATAAGTTAAATATTCAATATTATAAAGTTCTTCAGCTAATTTAGTCTGACTAATTCCTTGATTGAATTCAACTCCTTCAATATTTTTAAATGATTCATAATTTTGTTCATTGTCTTGTTGTTGATAAATATTCATTCCTGAAAATATTTTTAAATTAGAATCTGGAAAATTCTTTTTAATCTTACTAAATATTGGTGATAATAAATTTAATCCTCTCCATGGTATTGAACAATAAGTCATTGAATTTTTCTTTTTATTATTTGGTTTATCTAAATATTGTTCGAATGTTTTAGCAATACCATTTCTCAAAATCATACATTTACTTTCATCGATTTTGTATTCAATTAAATATCTATTTTTTTGCCATTCACTTACAAAAACAAAAATATCAATCAAATCTTTTAATTTATTATGTTCAAATTGTTTTGATGCTTCTTGATCAACATCATGTCCTGTCCATAGACCATATAGTGTTTTATTATTTGATAGATTAATTTTAATAGTAGCTAATTCATGAGGAATACAACTAACTAAAATTAAATCAAATGTTAAATTATTAATTTGAATATAATTATAATATGAATCAACAGGTACATGAATTACATTTCTAATATTAGAAATTTGATTAATTTTGTTAAATAGATAAGTTTGATGCCCTCTCAAGCTCATTTGTTCCATAAAAAAACAAATAGCACTTTGTGTTCCTCCTAATGGTTCTTCATATGGTGTATTTAATGAATATTTCCAATTAGAATCAAAAACTCCAATAATCATTAAAATAAAATGAATGTATTTTTTAAGTAAATTTTTTATTAAAAATTGATTTTTTCTAATAAAAATATAAATAGTTATTATATAATGTCAAATTTAATAATTAAAAACTATTACAATAATTTAGATTTAACTAAAAAATATAAAATAGCGGGTTTTGATTTTGATTATACTCTTATAAAAACAAAATCAGGTAATATTTTTCCAAAAGATAAAAATGATTGGTTATTGTTAAATGATCAAATCAAACCAAAACTATTAGAACTTTCAAATAATTTAGAATATATTATAGTAATTTTTTCAAATCAAAAAGGATTAAATAAATTTAGATTATCAGTTAAAGATTTTGAGGATAAAATAAATAACATAAAAAATTATTAAATATTGATTTTATATTTTTAGCAGCATTAGATGATGATAATTATAGAAAACCAAGAATTGGTATGTTTGATTATTTAAAAAATGAACTAGGAATTAAAATTAATAAACAGGATTCATTCTATGTTGGAGATATGACAGGTAGGAAAAATGATAAATATGATACTGACTTAAAATTTGCCTTAAACTTACAAATTAAATTTATGACTCCGGAAGAATATTTTTTAGATAACTCTAGTGAAGAAAAAAAATTATCTGGGGGTAAAAAGTATATTAAAGTGTATTAACACTTTAATATCTTTTTGTATAATTTAAAAAAATTTGAATTTTTTTTAATTATCCCTCAGAGAATTTATATAGAAATCTTTGATTTCTCTATAAAACGAAAAGTTAATATTAAAGTGTTAATACACTTTAATATACTTTTAAATACAAAAATAAATATAAAATTAAAAGAAAAAAATATGATTATAATTAGTGGTTATCCAAGTTCTGGAAAATCTCATTTAGCAAAAAAATTCACAAGTGAATCTAATTTATTCTCTAGAGATTATTTAGGGAAACAATTTTATAAAAAATTAGAAGAATCAATGATAAATAATCAACCAGTTGTAGTAGAAGGTTTATATGTAGAAAATAATTCAAGAAAGGAATTAAAAAACATTGCTTTGAAATATAATTATAACACTACTTATATATTAGTTAAAACATCTTATGAATTAGCATATCATCTAAATTTATTCAGATCATTATATCAAAATAAAAATAGAGTTCCTGAAATTGTTTATAAAAAATATAAAAAGAATTTTGAATATCCAAAAGAATCAGATTGGGATAAAATTATTGAATATCATCCACATATAAGTAAAAAAATTAATAAATATTTCTTATATTAGTTATTATATTAAAATATTTTAACAAACCTTGTATTTTTAGGTTCATTTTCATCAACTGGATCAATTATTTTAAACATATCATGTTGTACTCTTAATTTAACTTGTTTATCTCTTTCATCTTTAGCATCTAAATCAGGACCTTTGTTTATTTCCATTAGTTTACATCCAAGTTGATTATCTGGAGCGACATCACAACCAAATAATTGGAATTTAAAATGGTTATCTAATTTTTTATTTTTACATATTTTTTTACTAATTGCTTGCATAACTCCACTCATTAGTTTTTCAACACTTTTATCCCAAATTTTACTAGAACCATTATTTTTACTTTCTAAATAATCTCTAAAATCTTGAAGTGTTAATGGATTGACTTCATATACTTTTCTATCAATATATCCAGTTGTTATATGTTTTTTAAATGATATATCATGTGAATCATAATATTCTGGAGTGTAATATAAGAAACCATCTTTGTGAATATACCCACTTATTTTACCTTGATAACATGTAACTAACATATAGTATCTAAAATTAATTTTACGGTTATCAATTATATAAGGATTGTAAACATAATCTTGCACTAAATACCATCCTTTACTTAATCCATTTATAATTTCATCTAAATCTCGTGTTAATTTAATACCTTCTTGTCTTTGTTCATAATTTTTTAGAACATACATTTGATCACATCTTTTTGCTTTATTTGCTTTAAAATGCGCCGGAAAATTTTTCAAGTCTTCTTTATTTTCTAATAAAAATGTTTTAGGCATATAATCAGTTGCTTTATTACCATAAAAATCTTTTAATAATTCCCATAAAGCTAATTTAGAACCAATAACATCACATCCATCTATTAAAAATAATTTCTTACCGGTTTTATCACTTTCAAATGCTAAAATATCTTTTTCACAATCATTGTATGAACATGGTACATATAAATCATATTTTTTAGAATCACTCATTTTTCTTTCTTTCATAACTTTTAATAATAATTCTGGATAATTACCACAAGGACTAGAGAAATTAGTAAAATCTTCTTTTTGTTTATCACAATAACACATAACTAAAATCAATCCTAATAATATTAATAAAATTAGATATAATTTCATTAAATTTATTTAGATATTAAATTTTTTTATTGACCAAATAATTAAGCCAAATAAAATACTTCTTATTATTAAATTTGGATAAGGACTATTATATTTTTTAACAAATGGTA